AAAGGCTCTGATAGACAACGGCGTGTCTATTGATCGATTTGCGTCATCAACGCAAAGCAAGTCGAAATACATTTACACAAATGACGGGAAAAAAATAAGGTTATCAGATCATAATCTTCCGACGTCATACGAGTCTCCAGACTTTGATGTTAGGTATGGCGAATCAATTGTTGATTTGATCGAGAAAATCAAGCGTGGAGACTGAGTATTAAACGAAGCAAACGGCATCCCTCGGGCCGATTTTCGGGGAGTTGATAGGGGTACAAAGATGGGCAAAGAGGCAGAAGACGGAGGCCAGCTCGAGATCAAAGACGTTGAAGTGCTCGACGGCGAGAATGGCCAGACTGAGAACATGGGTGATGAGAACAAATCCATCACCGGCCAGTACGGCGAATCTGGCTACGAAGAGAAAACTGAAGGCGACGACGACGATGTTATTGTGTCCATCGGCGACGATGAGCCGCCGCGGGAAGACACGGCACGCGCGCCGGAGTGGGTTCGAGAGTTGCGCAGATCGGCCAGGGAGAAGGACAGGCGCATCAAGGAGCTTGAACACGCGCTGAGCGCGACAAGCGCAGAATCACGCCCGGCCGAGCTTGGCAAAAAGCCTACGCTCGAAGAATGCGACTATGATGCGGAAAAATTCGAGGCCGAATTGGCGGCGTGGTTTGTGCGCAAGCGCGATGCAGACCAGCAAGTCGAGCAGCAGCGCCAGGCCGAGAAGGCGCAACATGAGGCTTGGCAAGCAAGGCTTGATTCATATGGCAAGGCAAAGGATGGATTGAAGGTAGCCGATTTCGAGGACGCAGAACTTGCCGTGCAGGATTTGCTTGACCTCACGCAACAGGGGATTATCGTGCAGGGCGCTGATAACCCGGCATTGCTTGTCTATGCTATCGGGAAAAATCAGGCGAAAGCCAAGGAACTGGCAGGCATAAAAGACCCGGTGAAATTTGCATTTGCTGTTGCGAAACTTGAAAAGGAATTGAAAGTGACGACCAGAAAACCGGCGACGCAGCCCGAGCGCACAATACAAGGAACAGGTCGAGTATCGGGTACCGTTGACTCGGAACTTGAGCGGCTTCGCGCAAAAGCCGAAAAGACCGGAAACTACACGGATGTGATAAAGTACCGGCAGCAACAACGCAACAAGGCAAAATAAGCTATCATAATAGCCATGTTTGGCTGGACTCGCCCACCTCACGGGCAGTTTTAGTGGCGACCATCGGCCCTGATGATGAGTTTTTAGCGCGTCAATGACGCAATGATCATTCATATTTTTAGGAGCCGATACCATGGCAAACGATTTCAACAAAGAAGAACGTGTTGCTTTCGAGCAAATTCTCGAAGGTTTCAATGACGCGCTGGTGCTGTCGCGCAACGTGTCGAAATATGCCACCGATGGCCAAATGATGGAGCGCGCAGGCGACACCATCTGGCGCCCGATGCCGTACATCGCCCAATCCATTGACTCGACCGTCGGGTCGAGCATCGCCGCAAGCTACCAGGACATGACTCAGTTGTCCGTCCCGGCGACGCTCGGTTTCAGCAAAACCGTACCCTGGAAACTCAACGCGCTCGAACTCCGCGACGCGCTGCAAGAAGGGCGGCTTGGTGACGCGGCCAAGCAAAAGCTTGCCTCCGACATCAATGTGGCAATCATGAACACAGCCGCCAATTATGGCTCGCTGGTCGTGACCGTTGCCGCCGCCGCTGGTGACTATGACGATATTGCCCTGTGCGACTCGATCATGAACGAACAAGGCGTTCCGGCGATGGATCGATTCATGGCGCTGTCTAGCCGCGATTACAACGGATTGGCGGGAAACTTGGCAGCCGCAACGCGCTCCTTCGGCAATCAGAAGTCTGACAAAGCCTACGAGCGCAGCTATGTCGGCATGGTGGCAGGCTTCGATACCTATAAGCTTGACTACGCGAACCGCATCCAGGCCGAAGGTGTTGGCGCCCTGACCATCGACATTGATGGCGCCGGCACGCAAGCCAATTTTGTCCCGCAAGCCACCAGCACCTCTGTTGGCGGGCAGATCAACGTGGATAACCGCTTCCAGACCGTGACCGTATCGGCAACGACCGGAATCGTCGCGGGTGATTGCTTCACCATTACCGGCGTGCAGGCGGTTCATCACATCACCAAGCAGCCCACCGGCCAACTGAAAACGTTCCGCGTTATCTCGGTTGACTCCGGCACCACGATGACCATCACGCCGCCGATCATCAGCGGCGGTGGCGGCACCGATGCCGAGTTGCAATATCAGAACGTCGAAGTCGTCACGCCGTCCAGCACTGCGGCGCTGAACTGGCTCAACGCCAACGCCACGAACATCAACCCGTTCTGGCACCGCGATGCGCTGGAAATTCTGCCTGGTCGCTATGCTGTTCCGACCGACGCAGGCGTGAGCGTGCTGCGCGCGAGCACAGATCAAGGCATCGAGTTGGTATGGCAGAAGTTCTACGACATCGACACGATGACGACGAAATACCGCCTTGATACGCTCTTCGGCGTGGTGTGTAAGAACACCGAAATGGCCGGCATCCTGCTGTTCAACCAGTAATGGCATAAAGGGGGCTTATGCCCCCTTGTTCTGGAGATAATACAATGCAAAATATAGTTTACCCTGAGCAGCGCGTTGAGGTTGCCATCCCGGCCGGCGAAAAAATCGCCGTTCTGACGGCCGGCACCGCAACGATTTATTCCAAGACCACTTCGGCCGCTGGCGATGAAGTTCTTACCCTGTTGTCGAGCCTCGACAATGGCCAATATGTCAGCTCGGCGTTCTCTGTCGCTGGCACAGCAGTAATTCAGGCCGGTTTCACGGAAGTAAGTTATGAGGTTGGCGCCGCTCCGATTGTCGGCAGCGCCTACGCAACGCAGATTCAGGCCAGCCCGGTGGCGGTAAATACGACCGGCGCTGTATCGGCAACCGCGCTGCTTGGCGGCATTGTCACCTCGACCACGGCTGCGGCTGTCGCCGGCACGATTCCGACCGGCACCGTTATGGACGCAGCAGCAGAGTTTGACGCCGATGACTCGTTTGACTGGTCTGTTATCAACACCGGCCCGAATGGCTTCACCGTGACCGGCGACACTGGCCATACGATTGTCGGTGACGCGGTTGTCGCGACTGTTACCAGTGGACTGTTCCGCACGCGCAAAACTGCCGCAAACACGTTCGTGACCTACCGCTTGGCATAATCAAATCCCGTGGGGAAACCCCCACGGGTAATGTGAGGGCTGCAAAATGAGTGATGTCCGCACTCCGAAATTAGCGGCGAAGAAAACGCCGCACCGCATCCGGAAGCCTTCGCGCCCGTTGGATGGCGTAAATCATCGTCTTTTGCGCGAGCAAAAAGCGGCCGAGATAGCCGATCATGCCCACGATGACGACAGCGCGCCACCGACGCGCAAAGAACTCGAAGGCATGGCGTCGGAACTCGGGATCAAGTTTGATGGGCGCACATCGGACCGCAAGCTGGCGAAAGCAATTGACGATGCGCTGAAGAAATAGCCATGGGGTACAGCAAACGCCAATTTGTGACGGCTGCGCTCGAAGAAATCGGGCTGGCGTCCTACGTTTTCGACCTTGAGCCGGAGCAATTGCAATCCGCATTGCGCCGCCTTGATGCCATGATGGCATCTTGGAACGCGCTCGGGATTCGGCTTGGCTATCCAATCCCGTCAAATCCGCAAGACAGCGACTTGGACTCGCAATCAGACGTGCCAGACAGCGCAAACGAGGCCATTATCACGAACCTTGCCGTCAAGCTCGCTCCGAGTTACGGCAAGCAAGTCTCTCCGGAAACCAAGGCAACAGCCAGGGGAACATACAACACGCTGCTGTCTCGCGCCGCCATGCCGATGGAGCAGCAACTTCCCGGCACGATGCCGGCAGGCGCCGGCAACAAGCCATGCCTCGGCAGCAATACATTCATGCCTCCACCAGTTGACCCGCTTCTTGCCGGTCGTGACGGGCAAATCGAGTTTAGTTAAGGAGTCCACATGCCTGAAATCAATCAACTGACTGCTGTAGACTCGCTTGCCGCAGGCGATTCCTTTCCGATTTTCGACACAAGCAACGGCGATGCGCGCAAGGTTTCTGCAAGTGCTTTGCTTGCCTACATGCAGGCAAACTTGACTTTCCCGGATGTAACCGGAGTGCCGCAGTTCGATACCCAATATGCTGCGCCTTCGTCAAGCGGGTTTAGCGTGACGATTACTCCCGTTACGGCAGGCAATAACGTCCATCTGATACTGACTCCGACAGCAGGTTACGCGGCGGGAACCATCATCCTGCCAGCAGTGGCCGGCGTAGTGGATAAGCAAGAAGTGTTGGTAAATTGCACGCAGCAAGTGACTGCGCTGACCATCAACGGCAATGGCGCCGTGGCAGTAACAGGTGAACCGACATCGCTCGGTGCTGACGACTTT